AAACCGCCCTTCGGCGTGGGTCTACTCATACTCAGGATACTCCTATTGTCGATACGGGGCCGTCAAGGGGTAAACATGGGTAATATTATTAAGTAGTACGACCAGCCCGTTGTCTAGCCCCTGGTGCTTGGAAGGTACCCATAGCCTTCTGCTTGCTAACACGTTCATTAACTTCCTGCCAGTTGGGGAAGTTGTGTGCTTCAAGCCATGCCTGGTCATCAATGGCCCCCATAGCAAGACCCATATCGGCTTGTGCCATACGAGACATACGAGAAGTAGAAGCCGCAGCACCAGCGTCCACACGCACAGCAAATTCGAGATTAGACTTACCGAGTTTGAAATGATTAGCCTGGAAGTATTTGGAGGAATTAATACCAGACTGACCAACGATAGAAACGTAACGAGGATCAGTAAAGTTGTCGATAATAAGATTCGCTAACTTCCCACCAACAGAACATAACGTCGCTTCTAGGTTCTGTAAGCCTGATCTAATACGAACGAACGCCGCTTCCTTAATAGAATCAATAACACCTTCAGGAGTACGATCCGCACCAGTAATCATGGAACCCTTAACTGGCGCAGTCATACCGGCGATGTTCTCAATCCGGTTAATATAGAATTGGATTAATGGCATCACGTCCGACGAGATAGAAGGCGGTTCCAACCATTGCGGCGGTGTTGCAGTCGGGTTGACCGATAGACGATTACCGGGCCTATTGATGATTGCCGTTCGTTCTGTACCGGAGTTCTTAGGCTCAACAAAAATCGGGTTACCGCACAATTCGGCATTTTGCTGCATAGCCGTAAGTAAACGGTTGATATAAATTTGCGGAGATGCAAGATGGTCAACAAGTGCGATACCGTAAAGTTCCCCGATATCGTCGTATACGAGGCGATCATACGGATGCCCTCCACCGGGCCATAAATCGTCAGCGTATTCATCCATAAGGATAGTGTTCGCCGCAACGATAACGACCCGCCATTTTGCCTCGACGTGCGTTTCCGACGCATCATTCTCGGCATCAGAATCTTCCCAATCATCATTCTCCTTAACCCAAAACTCGTAGACAACAACGTTGTTACGAGGGAATAAGGTGATGTTATTAGACTTGGGAGTACCCCAACGTGAAGTACCTGTTTGTGTGCTGGACATATTGCCAAGGTTGTGCAGGCTGGGGGAAGTCGCTGAATTACGACGGTTTGGGCGGTCATCAATGTCGCTGTCGCCACCCAGGTTATTAGCCTCAATGTACTCAGCACCCTTAGGCCAGCGGCGCTCGACCTCATCAAACGTCATCTGGCGAGCCTCAATGATGTATTCGGCATCATCAAGGGACGTAGCATTCGGGTCGATATACAACGCCCACGGGTCAATACGCTTAAATAAAGCGTTACCCTTACCGTCATCTAGCGACTGATCCCAAATAGTCTTAAAGAAACCAGCACCATAAATAAAACTGTCCCATAAGGACAGTTTAACCTGAGCGGTGTAATTGTATAAGTGCCAGTTGGTACGGACTACAGTTGACAAGTCCTGGGTTAATGACTGAATAAGAGTGAAGTATTCAGAGTTGGGATTAGCAGCAGGACCATAATCAATCTGCGTATTCTGATCTGCCATCCACGCAACGTTAGTAGCAAGTGCCGGATAGATTTCACTATCACGGGGTTTCGGCACCCACGATGCTGACGACTGTGTAGCCTGGCGATTATGAACTAGGCGATAGTTCCGCTGCCAGTTGTCATGGTAATCACGACGTGCTTGTCTGGCACGATGATACAGACCCTTTAAATGGGTTACTAATTCAAAGTCGTCATCAACGGCTTGTAACGGTGTGGTCACCTGCTAGACCTCCGCAGTCTATTACGAGAACGGTTCGCTAACTTACGAGATTGCTGACTGCGGCTAAAACGCTTTGGTGCTGGGCGAGGCTTAAACATGCCGGAATAGTACCAGGCTTGTCAAGTCACTATCTTCTTCTTTGCTGCTACCTGTCCAGTATCACGTTGCCGCTTTTCAGTTTCATACAACCCTTCATCAGTAGCACCACATGCTGCCTGATCCCGCAAATCTACTGGTTCGTAGTTATGTTCAATGCCGGTACGGATAGTTTGGATTTCTGATTGTCGTTTTAATACGTCACGGAAGTTGTGCTTTCCTGTAACGAACTGTCCGACTGAATTATTGAAGTGTTCGGGCATTGACCTGTGAAATGAGAACGACACTTTGCGCTGTAATCGACTCCCGCATACCGGACATGGGGTGGTAATGAATTCCCCGATTTTAACATCTGCGAATTCCTCTCCTTCATACCAACAATCTGTACAGGTAAATAATTGTAGTTTAATCATTACGCATCCTCGCTGGCGAACATATCTACGACGTTGTTTCGGTACAACCCTTCAGAGAACGGACCTTCAGTTAACGATGCCTTGACCCCGATAGCCAGCGCCATAACAGCATCGTCATGTTCTTTCTCGTTCGCACAACCTAACTCACCATTCTCACGCACGATGTAGTTACGGAGTTGGTCGTAGGTTTTCTTATCGTGAATACTAATACTGTTGTCTCCGATGAGGTACTGAAGAGTACCGATAGCATCACGTTTGCGCTGGAAGTTTGTAGACCAACCATAACTGTTAGTAACCTTGCCAGGTGCTTTATCTGAGCGTCTGTCAAGCCACACGTTCGGATAACCGGCATTGAGAATAGTAGCGATAGTTGCCTGTCCACCACCCTCAACCTCTGGACATAGTTCGGCATTGTGATACCACCTTCCTAGCATCATCATCTGCCTAGCAAATTCAATAGGACCAATGCGCCCATGCCATACGGCTACCTGCTCCATTGTGCCTCTATTGATAACTTGAATGCACGCAGGATCACCCTCTACTGTCATTGATGGATCACCAGCGACAAAGTAGCGATCATCACGAATGTCTTTTTTGGTAGGTGCCTTGAATACAAATAGCGGGCCTGTCGGATCAGGTGTGTACTTGGGCGATGTACCGTTTTCGTCTAGTGATACCAACATACCACGATGCCCACGCATCGGCTCGTAGCACTCTTCCAACTTCTTAAGTGGGAATACGTTTTTACCGGACGAAATGAACGCTTCATCAGGATAGGCGGGATACTCCTGTCCTAAGTATTGTTCATCGTTTCCGGCGATGTTTCGGAGTGCCCATCTACGCCATTCAATAGACTCATAACTAGCGCCGAGGGAGAGTATATGGCGTTCATCAGGGGTGAGTTCGATGGTCGTACATAAGGTCGTTGGGATACGGTATTCGTTGTGTTGCCAGAACGGGAAAAATAATGGCACATAGCCATTCTCGCCTCGTTCAGCCATCTGCCACTGTTCATGGTACCAGTTACCAATTCCGTTAGCGGTTGATTCTACGATGACGAGTGATCCGTGGTATTGCGGAACTGTGCTGGCAAGGCCGGAAAATAAGGTTGCTGCATCTGGATAGTATGCGGCTTCAGAGGCATGTACTGAATGGAACGTACTGCCTCGTCCAGATAATCTGTTGCCTGCCGTTGCGATTCGCAAACTAGAACGAGTTTCTTCCCAGGACATACGACGCTGAGTAAGAGACTTAGGTGTGTATAATTCCTTGTACTTCCAGTCATCCCAAAATAGTTTGGTTTTCTCGAATAGTCCAATGGATGCCTCGTTTTCATGGGTTACGATCAACCCATTAGTACCCCGGTGCATAAACGCCCACCAGTACATGATACCGGCGGTAACTGTACTCATACCTAACTGCCGTGCCTTAAGTACAATGATACGAACAGGTAAGCCGGTATTGTACTGTCTCTCTACTTCTGTTGTGAGGTAACGCTGTGCGGTGGCAAATTCGTCTGTACCTGTTACGTCTAACCGCTTTGGGATAGCAGTCCGCTTGTCGAGAATAGTCAGCGTGTTTAACAGTGGAGCGAGTTTAAGTGCCATTAGACGTCGATAACATCATTATCTACTGGTAACTCATACTCTAACTCTTCCCCACCAGACTGCCCACCGATCAGCGCATGGAATTCTTCTCTAATCTCATCCAACTTGCTAGTCTTTTCTGCACCGATCAATGCCATAGAACGAGACACAATAGCCCGGCTAATCATTTGCTGATCCTGTGGCGAACCAAACATCAGTGTCTCTTCTGCAATCTGCATTGCACGCCAAGTAAGCCGACGTAAACCGTCAGCGAGTTCCTGGTCGTCTGCATTTAATTCAGTAGAGAAGGTTTGTGAAGTTTTGAATTGTGTGACTTCTCGCACTACGGATGCTGGTACATCGAGAGTTGAAGCAATCTTCCTCTCTGGTACACCTACCCGTAGTAATACCTCAATCGCCTTCCGAGTCTCCGGCGAGACTTTCTCTATATTGCTCAAAGCGTTGCCACCTTACGATATCCATTGATAGAGGTAACCCCTGTGCGTCACCGAGGGGGTATGCGAAGTGTCGGTAACGATAGGGGACTGTGAATGTAATGACTACATCGCCCTTTCTGTTGATCTTCATATCATTCACCCACGCCACGATCTGCGTGTGGGTGAATTCGTGACGCTCTAATTTGGGCTCAAATCTGCCGTCGTGTGGTGCCCTCTGAATCTCCTGTAAAAGTTCTGTGAGCGTAGGTTCGGGCAGGATATCAGGGGTGAGGTCAGTATCCGGCTCGTCAGTATGCCCAGCCTCTTCACGGGTCCTCATGTTGCCACCATATCATCTGGTGCTAATCCCAATTCATCATCATTGAAATATGGGTCAGTCTCAGCAAATGGAACCGCACGATCAGGCTGTGGAACCTCATCATACATATCTGCCGGATACTGTTCATATTGGACTTCCGGCTTATCCATACCCATCATTGACTTCACACTCGCCGCAATAGTCTCAGCCACAGTTGCCACATTCGCTTGGTCAGCCATTTGCGTCTGTCGGATAGCCGCAACAATATTCTGGCTAACATCATGTGTCTCCATATACCCGATGTGTTTCCTGCCGAATTCGACGGCGGCATATAAGTAACCACAGGCTCCAACAAGAACAATTACCACTACAATTAATACCGCTACAATCCATTCCACCACAAATCCTATTCTTATAAAATACCACGGGCCGGGATTTGGCGATACGATAACCCCATAGCATGAAACTTGTCAACCCGAAAAAACAATAAGGATAATAAATACCAAAACAGTAAACTCGTTTTTTGGGTGGCGCAATAAGACC